GGTAACATAGATGAGCTTGTTATGATGAACGCAGTAATAGATAAGTATAATGATAACAAAGAGTGGTTCACAGAGCATGCAGCCGCTGAGTTTTTAAAGATAGAATAATATGAGAGGAAACGCAATACACTATGAAGCGACAGGAGATTATGATGTAATAGATTTCTGTCAGCACTACAAACTTTCATTCAACAGAGGTAATGTTGTTAAGTACATAGCTCGTGCAGGTAAAAAAGATGATGAACTACAAGACCTTTACAAAGCTAAAGACTATATAGAAAGAGAGATAGCTTTTGTTAGGGAACTTAGGAATAAAGAAGCCCAAGATATAAAGGATGGAGTAGTCAGTCCTTACAACTACAATTATAAGGAGAGGCAATAGTCTCTCTTTTTTTTTATTTATAGTTGATAATTAAGAAATATTGTTTATATTTGTCTGTATTAACATTAAAACAGATATAATATGAGAGAATTTGAAGTAAATTGGGAGGGTTTAATATTCACTATAGATGGTGAGTATGAGCCTGAAGACAAAGAAACTTATTTTGAACCTTACTCAAGAGACAGGATCAAGATATACGGCATCTACTTAGGCGATGCTTGTGTGGACTTTATGTTAAATAAAGAGACAACAGAGATATTAGAGAAGGAAATTTTAAACAGTTATTACAGATGATTACATTATTAAACGGAGAACAATGGGAAGAGAAAGACATTCTTAAAGAGATGCTGCATGATCCTTTCTATTACGGACACTTAGGTAAACATGCTTTAAGTAGTTCATCATTAAAGAAATTAATAGAGAGTCCTAAAGCTTATGAGAAGTCTTTAAGGTTTAACAGCAATTCACAACCATTAAGAGATGGTAGACTTATACACCTATCAGTATTGGAAAAGCATAGACTTAGTGAACTTACTATTATAGATGGTACAAAAGCCACTAAAGGATTTAAAGATGCTGTCAAAGAATTTGGTACAGAATCTGTTTATACTAAGTCAGAGATGGATAATGCTTATTGGATAACCAAAGCTATTGAGGATTGTGATTCTGCCGCTGAACTATTAGAAGGCTGCACATTTGAAGAGCCTGCAATTAAAATGGTAAATGGTATTGCAGTAAGAGGTAAAGCAGATGCAAGAAAGGGTTCTACTATTATTGATTTAAAGACAACAAATGACCTTTCTAAATTTAAGTATAGTGCTAAACACTTTTCGTATGACCTGCAAGCTGCTTTGTACTTAGACTTGTTTGATGCAGATGAATTTATATTCCTTGTAATAGATAAGGACACTAAGGACATAGGTATCTTTGAATGTAGTGGTAACTTTATTCAGAATGGTTATGATAAGATAGAGAGGGGTATAGCTAACTTTAACTATTTCTTTTTAGATAACAACCCTAAAGATTCTGTGCGTAATTATGTAACACATGATGTACTTTAAAGCGTACATATTATCTACTTTAGCATCTATAATGTCTATACTTAAAACAGTAGAGACAAACAACAATACTGACTCTATAGGAGACAATGGAAGGTCATACGGCATCCTACAGATACAGAGAAGTGTTGTAAGCGATGTTAATAGAATATATAATACTGAATACTCTCACGATGATATGTTCTCTGAGAAGGCTTCTGAAGAGGTATTTAAGCTTTATATTTGCTATGGTAGAGAAGTGTTCTTAAAGAAGCATTGTAGATTCCCAACAGAATCAGAGATGGTTAGAATGTGGAATGGAGGTATATACAAAGGTTACACTTACAAACAAACTAAATCATATTACCAAAAATATTTAGATGTCAAGAGAGAACTTAACCGATGAACAAAGAAAAAAGATTTCTAATGACTCGTACAGGATAGCCATGCTCGACTTGGCTAATGACTCAAGTAAAGATGCCATGTTTGACCTTGAGATGATTCTAAAGGACTTAGAAAGCAAAGAGATGTACGAAGAGTGTTCGGGTATTCTTAGGGCTATGGAAACCTATGGGTTCATTAAAAACTTTTACTTAATAACAGAGAAGAAAAATTTATCAGACAAAATACAATTAGATTATGACAACAATGATACAACAAGCTGAAGAAGACATTAAGGATAAATTACACAATAAGATTAAGATAGAAAAGATAAAGCAATTTGTAGATAGATACTATGGATTTAACATAGAGAGGAACACAAGGAAAGATGAGTATGTTGTAGCGAGAACGATGTATTACTTTCTAAGCAGGACATATACCTCACAACCTTTATCTGAGATTGGTGCATTATTAAATAGAGATCATGCCACAGTTATACATAGCTTAAATAAAAACCATGACTTCTATGCTAAACACAATCAAGTATATAAGAATGGCTTAGAGTCTTATAATGATTATGCTATTAGGTATGTTCAAATGTTAGAGCGTAAGCAGATAGATACAGAAGGAATTGACTCTGTAGCACTAAAAGAGTCTGTATTGTTCCTTGAGAACACCAAACTTAAAGAAGAACTGACTGAACTGCATGCAGAACATCAAATGTTACTTGAAGCGAGTAAAGTTTCATCTGTTTTGGGTGAGATAGTAAACAAAATACCTGAAAACAAGTTACCTATAGTGGTAGAAAGGCTAAACGCTATGGTAAAGATGTTATAAATGCCTAAAAAGATAAAGAAACCGACCTACACACCATCAAGTGAAGAGTCTGAAGCTTATATATGGTGCATGAGGAACAATTATGTCATTTATCCCGTAGAATTGAAGCCTATGACAGCAAATTATCAAATTCACATGGAACTTGGGCATAAACACGCCATTTTAAATGAAATATACACAGCTTCTACTCTTTGGAAGGCTTTTTATGAGCTTTGTGTAAAAATAATGAAGAAAGGATGCCAAAACCAAGAAAAAACGCAGTAGCAATGAAGAATCAGAAACCTACAGATGGTAGGAAGAATAATAGTAGGAAACAATCTAAGCAAGAGACAAGAGAGATAGTTCAGAAGGCTAAATCTATGACACCTGCACAGATAAACAATGCTAAGAAGGATAGAGCTTCCGCATACGCTTTAAAAGCTATGAAGAAGGTATTTGGGTCAGAGTCTGAAGCATGGGAGACATTGGCAGAGAAAGCTAAAGAAGGATCATTTGCTCACTTGAACTTACTGTGGCAGTATAAGTATGGTAAACCTATAGATAAGGAGAAAGGAAACAATGTAGCAACTACAAAAGCACCTGTTATTAATTTCTATAACAATGCTCCTGAACAAAAAGAAATAGATAATGTTATTGATATAGACCACGAAGAAAGCGATGAGCAGTAAACAAGAGGTAAAGATACATGAGAAATATATACCACTATGGCAGAGTCCAAGTAGGTACTTTGTAATTACAGGTGGTAGAGGTTCAGGTAAATCATTTGGGGTAGCTGTTTTCTTACTTAACCTAACCTATGAAGAAGGACACAAGGTGTTGTTTACAAGGTACACTATGATTTCAGCACAGACTTCTATTATTCCTGAGTTTATAGAAAAGATAGATATGATGGGTGTGGCAGAAGATTTTAGGATAACTAAAGATGAAATAATAAATCTAACCACAGGAAGCTCTATAATTTTTAAGGGTATCAGAACATCATCAGGGAATCAAACTGCAGCTCTAAAGTCTTTAAATGGAGTTACTACATTTGTATTAGATGAAGCAGAAGAACTTGTAGATGAATCAGTCTTTGATAAGATAGATTTCTCTGTAAGGAGTCAGATTAAACAGAACAGATGTATTTTAATATTAAACCCTACAACTAAAGAGCATTGGATATACCAAAGGTTCTTTCAGAGTTATGGTGTTATAGATGCTTATAATGGCTCTAACAATGATATAACCTATGTACATACTGACTATAGAGATAATAAAGACAACCTATCAGACTCATTTTTGGTGCAGGTGATGGACATGAAGAGAAGAAGACCTGACAAATACCAACATCAGATACTTGGTGGATGGTTAGCTAAAGCAGAGGGTACAATCTTTAAGAATTGGAGGGTAGGTGAGTATTTACAGACTGAACACACCTGTTATGGGCAGGATTTTGGGTTTGCAACCGATTTAACAACACTTGTAAAGGTGTCTGTAGATAAAGAAGGTAGAAAGATGTGGGTTAAAGAGATATATGGTAAACCTAACCTAAGTACTGAAGAGATAGCTACAAGGAATAAGATGGAGTGTGGCATGGACCTAATAATATGCGACAACAGCGAGCCTCGCTTATTAAATGAAATGAAGCGTAAAGGTGTAAATGTTAAACCAACTATCAAAAGACAAGGTAGTATTATGAGTGGTATTGCCCTGATGCAAGACTTTGAGATAATAGTTGACAGGGAATCTCATGGTGTTATTAGAGAATTAAATAACTACACATGGCAGGAGAAGAACTCTAAACCTATAGACAAATGGAATCACTTCTTAGATGCCTGTAGATATTCTTTGCAATATTTAGTTCAAGGTGTTAACTCAGGAAAATATGTTGTAAGATAAAATATTTTTTTCCCCTGTAATTATTTTTTTCCCCACAGACCTCTACTCTTAAACATAGTAGGGGTTTTTTGTTTCTCTTAAACGCAGTAGGGTATTTCCCATCCTCTTAAACATAGTACCCTCTTAAACATAGTAGGGGGTCAATGCTGATTTGTGCTATTTTTCCTACATGTGGGAATTTTCCTACAAATGTTAAATAAATGTTAAAATGCTTGCATAATACAAATAAAAGGTTATTTGCGTGCATGCGTTCCTTATTATAGCTTTTGAAATGATTGTTTAAGATCATAAAGCAAAGGTGTTTATTAATTAAATGTTAAAAATGAAAAAAAAGTGAAGTTTTTTCTTGTTTTATTTGTTTGTTTAAAATAAAGGTGTACTTTTACAGTGTTAATAATTAATCAAATAATCAACAATCATGGAAACAAACACAATTCAACTTTTAATCGGACTAATCGGGGCATTAAGTATTTTTGCCTTTGTAATTATTTACGTTAACCTAACAACAAAAAACTAAAGACATGAGAACAGTACTAAGAAACACAAACGAGGTAATACATGTATTTTCCCAACAAACACAAAGCGAGGGCAGAAATCAAAGCGGGTCTATATTCTTTTGTGATAAAAAAATATATTCTTATGGCTACCACTATTTATTAGGGGAATTTATAGACAAAGAAACCATTTTAATAAATGACAAAGGGTATAGTCATACAACATCAAAACATATCGGTTCATTAAGAGATGCAACAAGACAATATAAAAGGTTTTATGTTACTGAAACAAATTTAACTTTAGTGCATGCCGAAATAAGCGAAACCCTCGCTAAAATACCAAAAGCAAGGACAAATAAAGCGGCATATTTGGGTAGGATATTAAGTCTATTTGATAACCTTAATGAGTACTTAATATATACAAAGACAAAAACAAAAGTATCTAAGATAAAAGAGTATAGGGAAATAAAGAGAATAGTACAAAGGCTTGAAACAAATAAAGAACAAATACTTTTGGAGGTTGCTGAAATGCTAAAGGCAAAAGAAAAAAGACAGTTAGAGAAAAACAAAGAGAACATAAAGCTTTGGAGGTCTCATAAAAAACATTATTTGCATGGTTTAAAAAGTAGTTTTTTAAGGTTCTCTAAGGACATGACAAATGTTGAAACATCAGGAGGTGTGAAAATTGAGGTTAAAAAAGCAAAAGTACTTTATAAACTAATTGAAGCGGGTAAAGATATAAAAGGCTTCAAATTGGACTATTATACAGTCATAGGCATTAAAGACAATATTTTAAAAATAGGGTGCCATAACATACCATTACAAGAGGTTAATACAATAGGGAAACAATTAATAAAACTATAATACCATGACATTAATTAGCAAAATAAAAGGCTTACCAATTAAACAAAGGTTTGCAATAAGTAAAAGCAAAAAGGACTTTATTATTTTAATGCCTGATAATTCTTATATATTAACAAATGATTTAGTTAAACACCGCACCCAATATATGAAAGAGGGCGGGTTAATGGGATGCCTACCTACAATAAAAAGCGAATTATAAAAACATTAAAGACATGAAACAAAAACAATTCAAACACAATTTAGACAAAGTGAAACGCATTAAATCTTTTAACGCATGTACCAAAAATGAAAGTACTTTGCATGAAATGTTTCAACAAATGTTTGACTCTTATAAGGACATCTACAAAGACAATATATTTACAGACTTAAACAAACTAAAATAATATGAAAGCAAAAATAATTTATCAGGAAGCGTACATAAATAGGCTGTATTTAAATATTGATTTTGAATACAATAATATTAAATATGCGGCAAGATGTAGCTATTTTAATGGCTATGGCTTTGAGGATATTGAGGTACTTGAATACGATACAGATATTGAAATACTTGACAGCGACCCAATATTTGATATTGCTCAAGACTTATTAGAGGATATGGACATGCAAAAACACTTAACATTCTAAATAATATATCATGGAAACACCAATGGAAATAATATTAAAAAATATTCCACTACTATATGAATACCAACAAAAGAGCCTTGCCATTATATTAATGAATTTGACATTAAACGACATGCAAGCCGATGGAAACTATCAAGCATATAAATACATAAGAGAATGTACAAAAGATTAAGAATATGATAATAGATATAAGAAGCGAAAGTAGTTTATACATTACAATAGGTAAAGAGGTTTACTACATAGACAATAGCACAAAAGAAAATATAATGACACACTATACAAAAGATTAAAGACATGGAAACAAAAAAAGATATTAGCATAAAGCAAGCAAAAGAAGTACTTTCTAATGCGGGTTATTATGTAGACAATTTATGGCATGTAAAAGATGTTATAAATAAATACAAAGACATTAATAAAGATGAAGCTTATTTTATCTTAGATGAAGCCCTAACAAGTGAAAGAATACAATCGGAGGTTTTTGAGGCAATAGAATATTTTATATAAACAATTAAAGACATGATATACTTAAATATGAAAACCCAACAAGGTACAGAAACAATAGACCAAATAGACCGCAAAGACTTTGCAACCTTTAAAGAATATAAGAGGGAGCTTAAAAGTATGGTAGACAATTACAGGGCGTGCAATATGCAAGTATATAAGAGCCAAAGAGCATGCAAAGAATGGTAATATACCAAAGACAATTTAAACAGCCTTAAACCTCCTTAATTGGGGGTTTTTTTATGCCTTGTTTTTAATAGTCTTTTTTGGTAAGTTATTTATAATCATGTACAGTAGATAGGATAGGTATAACAAACTTAAATCAACTCATTATACTCTAACACCATACAGGTGTAATAGTCTCTTAAACACGCTCTAAATAGCCTTAGATTAAGTATAAGGTTTACTTATGCAAAGTTATCGTAATATAAATAATATCTATGTTAATTAGCTCAATTCTATGATTTCAACGTAAAATGAAAAGTAGTAGGGTTAATTACCTCAATTCAATAAATTCATTTACTTTGGGAACCTCAGTTGTAACCTCCTAAGAGAAGTACAAGTGAAGTGACTTAGAGAAGAAAGTGGAAAGAAGATGTAAGCACCCCCTTAATATCTTTAATGGTTGTCTGTGCCAATAGACTGTATGGCTGCATGTGTGGTTAGGGGGAATGGTATCGGGGTGCATCAAAAGATATAAAAGTAGATTGTTCTAATACCGCAATTCCTAAGCTGAATTTAACTGAACCAAGTGTCTAACATT